TAAAAAATGATATATTATTAATTATTGTTAAATAATTAAACATGAAAAGAATTGATAATATTCACAATAAGACAATGGATATAGACATTGAGAATCAACCGTATAATTCTAAAAATATCTTATTAAATGAAGATGATTTATATACATTATTGAAAAATAACGGTTTGTCTGGTTTAAAAATAAAAAATATTAATTTATATCGCGTAGCATTCGTTCATAAATCATATTGTACTATGAAAAATACAGATTTTAAAAAAAGTAATGCTAATTGTCCCAATGATTGTTTACCATTACAGGATATGTCGTATGAAAGATTGGAGTTTTTAGGAGATTCTTTATTGGGAATGATTGTAGCAAATTATTTATATAATAGATTTCCCGATCAAAACGAAGGATTTTTATCTAAAATTAGGACAAAAATAGTAAATGGAAAAATGCTTGGATATTTATCCGATAAAATAGGATTACCGAAGTTTGCCATAATATCAAAACAGGTTGAAGAATCTGGAGGAAGAAATAACTATAAAATAATGGAGGACATATTTGAGGCATTTTTAGGGGCATTATATTTAGATTTTCAAACAGATAATGATAATGTTATTATTCCAAATATAAATATAAATCCATCATCTGGTGCTGGCTATTTTGTTGTAGAATCATGGCTTATATATATTATAGAGAATTATATAGATTTTTGCGAACTTATTAGAATTAAAAATAATTACAAGGATATGCTTGTATCTCATATGTTGCATTCTTTACAAGATACTCCTCAATTTAAGGAATTAAATGTAGCGATTAAAGATAATATAAGAGTATTTACTTATTGTGTTAAAGATAAAAATGGAAGCATTATTTCGACGGCTATAGGAAATACAAAAAAGGAGGCAGAAAATAATGCTTCTAAAGAGGCTCTTATATATTACAAAATAAATATACAAGAATACAATTCAAATATATAAGAATACAATTCAAATATATAAGAATACAATTCAAATATATAATTATTTATAATTAATATATGAATATTACACATTTAGTTTTATCAGGCGGAGGTATGAGAGGTGTAATATTTGTAGGTGCGTTACGATATATATATATTAATAATATAAATAAAAATATAAAACATATTGCTGGATGTTCAATAGGGGCATTCATTGGATTGATGATTGTTTTTAAATTAACGATTGAAGAAATGGAAGAGATATTATATATTTCTAAAAATGATAGTGAATTATGTCATTTATCAATAAAAAAATACATTAAATTAATTACAGAATATGGTTTATTTAATACAGAAATTTTTATTAAACATTTGAAAAATGTTGTAAAAAAAAAATATCCGGAAATGTGTTTATTAAATGAGTATAATACTCAAGATATTTCAGAAACTATTACATTTTCACAATTATCAAAAAGTTTTGGTATTAATATATATATATCTTGTACTAATATAAATACATGCAAAAACGAGATTTTTTCTATTGAAAATACTCCTAATATATGCGTATATAAGGCATGTTGTGCGTCAATGGCTATACCATTATTATTTAAACCTATTAATATAGATGATTATTACTATTATGATGGTGCGTTAACTAATAATTTTCCTATAAAAATATTTGCGAATGTTCCAAAAGAAAATATAATTTGTATGATTTTATATAAAGAAGAAGATAATAATAATAATATAAATGAACCTGTTAAAAATATTAATTTAATATATATTATAAAACAGTTGATGACTATTTTAAATATATTAAGAGTAAAACAGGTTTTATTAAAAGAAATTCAAGATAGTAATTGTATTGATTATTATAATCCTAAGAATCTTGTATTAAATAATGCTATTAATATTACATTTAATAGAAAAGGTATGAAATTACATGTTACAAATAAAGAGATGGATGAAATGATATATGTTGGTTTTGAGAGTATGACTAAATACATTGAAGAAAGAAATAGTAAATATATATACGATAATAAAAAAAGGGCTGATGCTATTCTTAATTTTTGATAAGTATTTTCTTATTAATATAATAAGGTTTTTTATTAATTATAGTAGCCTTTGGTGGTAATTTATTTACAAAAATATTATTAGGAGCGTTTAATAAAATAGGTATAATTGTATTATTTGTTAAATTCTCTAAGAACATTGCATTATTATTTTTAGCAAACGTATTTTCATATATAGCATTTTTAAACAATTTAACGAAAAATCCTACACTATCAGAAGGTAAATTGTTATCTACAGATATCCATGATTTAGGTTCTATATTTTTATTTTTAAAAGCATTAATTAATCTAACATAGTCAGCTTCAATTGTAGATATATTTGATGATATTAATTTTTTAGCAAAACCAAAATCATAGATAAACATAGTATATTCGCAAGATTTTAAATAATAACTATTACCATATATATTATAATGATGATAACTGTTTTTATTAATTCCATAATTTATTTGATATAAAAAATTACCCCAATGACAATCTCCATGAACATAACCTAGATGATGAAATGTCGATATAGATAATATAATTTGAATAAAAACATTATATAATATGTTATCATTTTTAAGAAATAATTTGTTACTACATAATTGTTTTAAATCGCCTCTTGCTAATTCATTTAATAAAACATAGTATTTTTTGTTGACAACAATATCAGGTAGATTTTTATTAGTAATTTTATCGCACATAATAACTTTATATGTAAGAATAAAATGTCTTGAACACATAGTTTTTACAATTTTATCTGTTATTTTTAAATTAGTATTTGCTTCAAACAAATTTACACTATTATTAATCATAATTTTTGATGCTATAGGAAATTTGCCTATCTCTTTTCTAATGGCTGTGATATAAATATATCCGTATTTGCTGATAGAACCAAATTTTTTAGTAAGAAATATTGTATCGTTAATACTATAGCCTTTGTTATTATTACTTTTTTTAGAATTAATATCATACTCTACTAAACATTGATTATTACTAATGTTTTTTAATCTTTCTAATATATGATTGTAGTAGAAAATTCTTTGTTTTAAATTGTATTTTAAATTTTTATTTTTAAAATATTTAATTAATAATTCTGGTATTTTTATATTAGATTTATCATATGTATCAATAAGTTTGCTATTCATTGAATTTGAAAAATTATTTTTTTTTGAAATATTATTTGTATTATAAATATACGATTGAGACATTATATTATTTATCTTCTATTTATAAAGCAATATTCTAATATAATAATATAATAGATTTAATGAATAATAAAGAAGATAAAAGATCTAATACAGAACCTTATATATTTATAATAGATTTGGACGGAACAATAATAGGTGATTGTAATTATCAATGTGATTTATATAATATTATTGAATTAATAAAAAAAAATAATATAAAAAATTTAAATAAACATAAACTATTATGTAATAATTATTTAAAAGAAAGTTATTCCGACAAATCCTTATTAATAAGACCATACTTTTTTACATTTATAGCGGCTATGAAAAAACAGTATCCATTGTGCTATTTTTACATATATACGGCATCGGAGAAAAAATGGGCTAATAAAGAAATAGCGATAATAGAAAAGAATAATAATTTTAAATTTGATAGACCGTTATTAACGCGCGATAATTGTATAATAGATAATAATGGAAATATAAAAAAATCTATTGCCAAAGTATTGCCATTAATAAGTAAAAGTTTAAAAATACCTAATAAATATGATATCAGTAAGAGACTATTAATAATAGATAATAATCCAACATTTATAGATTATACTGAAAATTTATTAATATGTCCATCATATAATTATATGAAATTTTATGATTTGCGTGAGACTTTACCGAATAATCATAAATGCGAAGATTTGAAAAGATATATAGATAGATTAATTAAAGAAAAAAGAATAAGTAAGATATCAAATAAGACTACAGAAAATTTAGAGAAATTATATAAATGGTTATATAAAAAATGCAAGAGAATAAATAAATACAATTCAAAATATAATAATGATACTTTTTGGAAAGATTTAATAACACTTATTAAAAATTATAATATCACATCATATACACCTAAAATAGTAGCCGAAATTCAAAAAAGTATTAATAAAAATAATTAAAAATAGTAAAATTATTGAGTAAATAAGGATATGAATAATATATATTAATATATGATATATATAAGTTTTGATATTGGGGTTAAGAATTTGGCGGTATGTATAATAAAGAAGACGGATATATTAGAAATTCTCGATTGGCGCATAATAGCATTAGCATCATCAAAGAAAGAGATTAAAGGGATAGAAGATATATCCGAAAGAATATATATTGAGATGGATAATATAATAGGAAATCTCAAGAATATAAATATAAATATGATAGAATATGTTTTAATAGAGAATCAACCATCTAATTTAAATGGAATAATGAAGACTATTCAACATATAATATATGGTTATTTTAGTTTAATTAAATATTGGGATAAAGAGGTCGGGAATGTAGTTCTTGTAAATGCTTCCTTAAAAACAAAAAATCACAAATATATAATTAATATTGAATCCGACGATAAAGGCGATGTTAAAAATAAGAAAGGTTTTAGACGCGATAAATATAAAATGAACAAGATGCTTAGTATAGAATTATGTCGCGAATATATAAGTGAAGATGAACATTTAAAAAAGATATTTAATGAAAATAAGAAGAAGGATGATTTGAGCGATGCGTGTTTACAGGCAGTTTCATATATTAGAAGTAATATAAAAGATAACATTGAGAATAAATATAATAAAATATATATTAGAAACATTGATAATAATGAAGATAATGAAAAAAAAGAAAAATCCTAAAATATTGATAATATTAATGTATAGTAATCGTGTTATGAACAATATTGATAAAATGCGTTTTAAAAAATCTATAAGAAAGGCGAGATTATGTTTTAGATATTGGTACGATGAAGACGGCATCATAGAATTGCTTAATAATCTCGGGGATAAATTGGATGCGATTATAATTTCTGGTTCTGATTATCGCCTAGTTAATAGAAGATCACCCAAAGTTCCTGAGATAATATTTAAGCATGCTAACAAGATACATATTTTGGCAATTTGTTACGGAATGCAATATATCGCAATAAGATTTGGGAGGTTATCTAATGTC